ATTTATTAAAGCTACTTTATTAAGTTTTCCTTCTTCAGGTAATTGGCTTATTACCTCAAGAGTAGCTTCAGTCATTTCTAATGAAGGATCACCCCCCATATCTATAGTCATATCATATTCATCACTAGCAGATATAAAACGTGTCACTGTTAATGGAGTTACGCTAAGGGGGGTTGTAGCGAATGGTATAGTAGCAGAGTCACTTGCTATAACAACAGATCCCGAACGTATTTTATAAGTAACTTGTTTAAATGTCCCTGAATCACTATTAGTAAATTTAGGAGTCATTTTAAATGAAAGAGACGCATTAGATCCTTCGGGCACATCAACAATCTGAATATCAGCATTAGCATTAAGTAATGTATATCCTCCGTCTCTAAAATTTATAAATCCATTTCCCCCACCGGAGGTTCCACCAATAGGAATACCTATTCTAGTATCCCCATTAGCATTTATACCTGATACACCTACTGTGTTTTTTATAAACCCAAGATAATTAGGCATATTGTTTAAACTTCCTGTTAGAACTAATCCATCAATAGCATAATTGTTTATATATAAGGCCCCTGAGTTTGCTGTGTTTTGATCGTAAGAAAATTCAGTATCTGATATAGAAGAATCTGATGTAGGGAAGGATTCATCAATTAAAAATTGAGATGCACTTGCTTTTATATTAGTATTGACTAGGGTTGATGATTCGGATGCACTTACAGCCCACACTGTTGTTTTAGCTTCTATATTTGTAGAGTCTGTAGGATTAAAACCACCCGTAGAAGAGGAGGGGTGAAGAAATTGACTAGTTGATAATATATCTACGGTTTGTGGGGTATTATAAATACCCCCATTATGTTGGGGGAAAGTTTTAAAAGCCGTTATAGAAAATGTCTCACTTCTTTCTTGGGAAGGTTGGGGTTCAAATAATGAAAAATTCCCTACAACAGAGTCCCCTGTTTGGTTTGAGGAAGATATAAATGATCCTAAAGACCCCGTATTTTGAAAATCAATAGTATTATAAAGTGTGTCACTAAATACATTATCCTCTTCTAAAGAAAACTCATAAGCCCTAAATGAAGAAGAAAATATAATACCACCTTCACTCTTAAGTACTCTTAAATCAAAATCACTTGGAACTCCATAGGTGGGTCCTATAGTTACTTGACCATAAGCACTTTCGTTTATATTACCTAAAGTATTAGTAAATTTAGGTGAAGTAATAGTTATTAATCCGTTTTCATAAAAAACATTTCCTATATAAGGCAACCCAGTTATAGAAGAAGAAACATTAGATATTTGTGTATTATTAAGACCTTTATTAAAAATCATTAACTGTGAAATATTACCCCCCGCTGAATTATATTCACTACGAGTTCCTCCTCTATTACCTATATATAGATTAGCTTTATTTTTAGTAATATTAGTATTATCACTATCACTTCCCGTTAAATTACCATTTAAGTATATGTGTAAATTACTACCGGTTTTAACACAGGCTATATGATATAAAGTATCATCACTTAAAACTGCCGAACTAGTAGCTAAAGAAGTTATATCCTGATCGGCTCTAGCAAAATTAATTTGATTATCTGTAAGGTAAACTTCAAAAGGATATGAGGTTCCAGCATCTATTTCTGTTGGTTGTAAACTACCTGTTATCCTAGTATTACCATTTTCAGGACTATTAATAACGGTTTTGCTATAAGATTTAGCTATTAAATATTTGGTTCCTGAAAGTGTAGGGGTTTTATAATAAAAACTAATTGTAAAATCTTGGTTAGATCCAAAATTTATATTATTTGAATGGGGTGATTTTACATATCCGCTTTCTAAATTTATACCAGTACAATTTAAATCAGATAAATGAGTTATAGAACTACTAATATATTCTACAGTGTTTAAATAAAGAGAATCATCATAAATGACTTTATCTAAAGTAGATGGGGCATTCACTATGGAATATCCTGTGTTGTAATCTTTATTAAGATTACTTAATTTAAATCCTTTAACAGGGGCAATATATAGAACTCTTTCTTTATCTGTAGGGTAGTTTGTAAGGGCAATAGAAGAATCATAAAGGTTTCCTTTAGAGTCATCTATATAAGTTTCAAATAAGTTTAAGGTACTTTTTTGGATTCCACTCCCAAATAATCCCTGGGGTATAGAAATTATATTTAATTCTTTATATAAACGAGTTTCCTGATCTTCATACTCTAATCCCCCTATATTATTACCAAAATCTTTATTATAATAAAATTTATCTAATTGAAAATATTTTTTGGTTTCATTGGGGTCATTTAAAGAAAATAAATCTTTACTTTCTGAACTAAAACGTGCACTAAAAAAATCTATACCTAACGAGCTAGTATTATTAGCCGTTATGTTGTATTGTTTATGAGCCTCAAATGGAGTTCGGCTCACATCTGAAGCTTTTAGCTTCTTGTATACAAACATTAATAATCAAGTTTAACTTTAATTAGTGCTTCTTTAGTAAAGTCCTTAGTTATAGGTTGACTTAATTTTGCTACTGCAAGCAATTCATTAGCATCATTATATAACCCTATTGTAGTAATATATGACTTAGGAGCATCAATCATAGAATCAAAGTTTAAATTACCATTATTATCTATGAAAGTAGGATTTGTAGAATAGTTAAATTCTTTATTACGTGCCCTTATAAAATAGAATTGAGATGAGATAGTTTCTTCTGAATCTACTATAAAATAACCCGATGAAGAAACAGCATTAAACAGTTTTTCATTATTCTTATCTGAAGTATTAGCATTAGTAGCTGTACCTAAATTTAAACCCTTATCAGCAGTAGCGGCATCTAAGGCATCTGGATTTAAGATAATTACACCAGCATCTGGGTAAAATAATCCATAGCTACCTGAATCTGTTACTCTTGTTAGATTTGTTCCTAACATGGTTCCATTAGATCCAGAAACTATATTATATTGTCTCCCTAAATTCGTTAATACTGCGCTACCTGTAGTAGTAACTGAATCGTCGGTTAAAAATAATTCAGCAGATCCTTTTTTAAGTTTAAAATTTAAAGAACCCGGTTTTAGGGATTGTTTATATCTAGCTCGTTCTACATTTAAAACATAAATATCATCTGGTGTGTGGTTATCAAAACTAAAATTACGAGTTTCAGTACCAAATACTAATGATCTATATTGCCCATATATATCTCTTGTAGCACTTAAACCAAAAGATCCTGTTTCATTAGTAAAATCTAATGAACCACTTCCATTTTTATGGCCATATGATATTGAATATTGAACTTCGGGGGTAATAGAAGTAGAATCAGTAGCAACATTAAATACGTCAATATAAAATTGGCCGCTAGAAGTAGCACTAGTAAATACTGCTTGGGTACTTGAAGTATGAGCAGTGGTTAAATTATTAACATTATTACTCCAAGTTGAAGTAGAGACCTTTTCAGTGTTAATTACTATATCGTCGGATGTTAAACGTACAAATGTTGACATGATTAATTTTTTATTTTACAGTTCCTGATACATTTTGATCAGCAGTTATTGCTATAACTTCTTTACTAATTTCTACAGGGATCGTAACTCTAGCTCCGCTATCCCTACCTTCTATAATAATAGAGGTTAATAGTTTATTAGAAGTACCAAATAGTGTTTGGGAATTAATAGCAGTAAGAGTAAAAGACTGACCTACTACTGATTCTGCTATAGGGGTATTTGAATAAGGACGTCTTCTAGACACGCGTGCTCCTTTTGCAGCGGTTCCTGTGAATGTTTGGAGTAAACGGCGATCTCCTATAGTAGCTATATATCCTCCTGGTTCTTTTAAATTACTAGTACCATTAAAATTAAGGGTAGTAGGATTAACATTTGTAGTAGATCCTAAAGAAAGAGTAATTTTAGATGTATTAGCGGTTACTACGGGCATCTTGGAGGTTCCTCTAGGAAGAGTAACTAATTTAGATTTCATAATATAACGATCATCAGGGATAGCTTCTAATATACTCATATTTTCAATAGCTTCCCCCGAGTATTGTGATCCGTTAGGGTGATTTTCATTAAATAATGTGTAATCTATTTCATCATCCCCTAAAGCAAATTGGGTTATATTGAAAGATCCATCCTGTTTTGATAAGGCTTCTCTTCCTTTTTTAGTTAAAATAGCATCTACTATTATTGTATTATTATTTAAATATCCCATAGTTATTTTATTTGTTTATAAATATATATCTTTTATACTTATTTTAACTTCCTCTAAACCCAAAAAATCTTCCATCAAATGGATTAAAATCATCATTTCTATTAAAACCCCCTTCAACATCAAAACCTAATTTATCTTTTAAAATTTTATTAATTTGGGGTCTTAGTCTGGGGTCAAAATTTTCAGGTATAATTATAAACCCTTCATCTCCAATACCATTTGGTAAATCTTCTTCTTTTATCATATCAACTAATAATGATGGTATTGGATTTAGTTTATAAATATTTACATTACCCGGTGTTGCATTTGGGTCATTAAATGAATAAAAATGAAAACTACCTATAGCATTTGGATTAGTAAATTGGGGGATATTTTTAAATCTCCCCGAAAATTCAGCATTAGTAGATCCTGTAATAGTTGAGTTAAAATCAATTTCAAAGGTGTTTACTTGCTTTAATCCTTCTGAAAAAGTATTAAATTTATATGGGTTAGAAGAAATAAATTCCATATAAAATTTATTTGAAGAAGGAGACTTAAGATGCTCACTTTTAGCAGTATCAAAAAATGTATTAAATTTTTCAATAACTGTTGGTCCTAAAATTACATTTGTTCCACTACCATTAACATCAGAATAATATTTACTTTGATTATTATCAAAAACTGTAATAGTAGTGTTAGGTAGTGAAGTATTAGAAATTTGGATAGAAAAAACTACAGCGGGAAGAATAGTGCCATCATTATTAATAGTAGAAGTATCTGAGCCAAAGGTAAATATATCACTAACTGATGATCCGCTTATTTGGATTACTCTAGAAAGTAAACCTTCATTAAAGTCTACGTTATATGTGTTTTTTAATTTATGTTCTACACCTTTATCTAAAACCATAATAGATGCTTGGGATCCCATAAAAAAATCTTCTCTAAATGATCTTTCAAATCCTTTTCTAGAATTAACATCATTAAAATTTACTCCAACTCTACTTACAGTATCATCTGAATTTATAGTATAATAACCTTCAACATTAATAAAAGATTTTTTACTAAAACCTGGGTTAGGATTATCAAATGTAGGATTAGTATCATGTCCTATAATTCTATTCCCAACATAAAGATTTCTACTATATTTTTCAATTACAGGAGTTTTACCATAGGTAACATCACCCGCAGTAAAAGTATTTATTTTAGTGGCTTCCAATTGGTGACCATCATATCTACTTCCTTTCCAAGCTTTAGTTTCAAAAACAGCATCATTTAGTTCTACAGAAAATTCTTTATTTCCTAATAATTTAGCACCAAATGAAGGGGGCTTTTGTACAGGAGCAGCAGGGGTCCCTTGTGGGATCATTGAACTTAAAGTACCTTGTGTATTATCTTGTGGCATTATGTATTTATTTTTTAATCACCTGCGGGTGCACTATCCGAATCCGCAGATGTGGTAGGACCTTGATAAAAATTATTAGATATTGCTCCTGAAGACCTATTAGAATCTATATTAAAATCCGCTCCCGCAAATGTTGAATTCTGGGTTGTATCATTTATAGCATTATCTTCTGTTGGGTGGTTATATTTAGAAGTTATTTTATAATATTTGTTGCTATACCCGCCATATATGAAATTATTTTCAATATTCCCCGCAGATCCATCAAAAGTATTAATAACATTAATATCTGTTTCATTTAAAATATAATCAGCAGAAATTGATCCAGTTCCACAATAGTTGGCATTATTAATTTCTACATTAGAAAAATCTGTATTAGCATATGGAAATTTATCCCTCTGTAAATAGTGGGGTTCTATTACTAAACCAGTTTTTAGATTAGCTTTAGCGGGAGTAAATTCTTCAATAATCTTAAATATAGTATGATCAAAATATTGAATAGTTTTAATATAATCAAAGAAATTATATCTACGATCTACCTTATTAGCATATATATCTCTTAATGATTTTAAATCAGGATAACTACCACTAGATAAATGTCTAGGATTACCTATATAATCGTCCATTCTGAATCCTCCTAGGGTATATATTATGTCTTCATTAATTTCAAATGTAGGTGAAAAAAATACTCCTAAAGTAGAATAATCGGGTGGTTGGCGGTCTAAAGAAGATTCTTCACTTTTAATAAAAGGTGATAATATATTATCATTAATAGTACCATTATCATATCTAACTTTTTCAGATGCCATGCTTACCCCTACAGTATCAGGTGTATTTAAGTGGTGGGTATACTGAATATTACCATAACTAGTTCTAACTAAGTCACCATTTAAAGTAAGTCTTCCTGAATTATTATTTTTAGGAGAATAATCTTCAAAATGATATCCATCAGATAAGGATTCTGTTTTAAGGTTAGCCCCTAGGGGTGAATAGTATAATAGATCATTAAAATATGATGAAGTATTATTACCAGCTACTATGTTAGGATCTTTAGTATGTATATCTTTTACAGATTGAAATAGTGAACTTGTATATGTTTTAAAATTATGAATATAAAAGTTATTTTTAACACCATAAGTTCCTATATTAAAATTATCTCCACTATATGAGGATGTAAATGATATGTTATGGATATTATTATCTAAATAAGTAGAGGCTGTTATGGATAATTCAGTAGATGAGTTTATATCTACATAAAATGTAAGGGGCCTTCCACTATAGACGGGAAAATTCGAACTAGTTCCAAAAGATCCTGAAAAATACCCACCTTTAGAATTATTTGAACTTGATATAATAGAAGTTATAGCTGTAGAAGAACTTAATATAGGATTAATTCTGTTTATTTTATTAGGTATAATAGTAAATTCAAAATGTTTTTTTCCGTTTCCTGATGTAGGGGAAGTAATAACATTTAAACTAGTTGCCGTTGCATTATTAAAATAAAGGGCCTTAGTAGTTTTTTCATAACTAAATGTTCTAAATGTAGATTTATCGGCTACGGGTCCCCCATATTCTTTAACGTGAAGGATGGTTTCGGGTATACCATAACAAGCAAGTAAAGCTTTAATACCACGTTCAGTACCTTTTGTTTTTAAAAGATAAGGAGTATTATGATATAATCTTTTCCATACTTCTTTAGTAATATCTTCTTTGGGGATTGAACCATCATTAGAGGCACTTACCATACTTTGTGATGTGGGTGCTTGATATTGAAAATTACCATTAATATCCCCCCCTATAAGATATTCAAATAAACTTGAATTTTCGAATTGGTCAAAAGCAGGGATACCACGTTCTTTTAAAGCATTAAATACTAATTCTTTAGAAATACCCCTATTAAGGGAATTATCAGCTATGTTTTTATCAGTAATATTTTCAATATATAACCATATATTATCAAAATGTTGACCTACCATATCAACAAAAGTAATAAATTCACTGTTTTGATCGTTATCAAGGATATATTGTGGGATAGTATTTCTTAGTATATAAAGATTTTGGTCATCAAATTGGGAAGCACTTAATATTTGACCTCCATAATTGGAATCTGTGGGGATTTTACTACCAAACCAAGTTAGTGCTTCTGAAGAAGTAGTTGGTCTATTATTATAAGGTTTACTAGAGTCGGATTTAGGCCACGCATAGGTTCCACTTTCAAAGTATAAAAATTTTTCATAACCATTAAAGTTTTGTATAATTTTATTAGCTAAATTTAAATTATTTTGTCTTTCTATGGTTAATGTAGGATTAGAGTTATAATTACTAATAGTTTCAATATAACTACTTTGAGAATTATAGGTTTCTATTAATTCTAATTTATAATTGAAATTTTTTATTTTTTCTTCTGCAGATCCAAAATGGGTAAAACTTTCAAATGTAAATCCGGAGTCAGTGTTGGAGTTATCATATTCCACCGATATAGGAATACTTTCAGATATTGAATTTATAACATTATTTAGGGATGATGTAATATTAGATCTAAGTATTTCATTATAGGATTTATATTTAGAAGGAATACTAGAATTAAGACGAGTATCTATTCGTAAATTAGGACCTCTAAGTTCTGTAGTTTCTATTTCGATTTCAGGTATACCTAAGTCAACTATGTATTCTATAGGATTAGTTAATTCTTCTATTATTCTAAATTTTGATTTTAAATCAATAGAATTAGGAATGGGTTCATATAATTTAATTAAAAAACTAAAGTTAGGATTAGGTTCTGTTTCTAAATTAACTCCCGTTAGGATTATGTTTTCTCCAAAGTTAAGGGCAAAATCTTTAAAATAGGGGGTGTCAGCCCCCTGTGATTCTACTATTAATTCCTCTATACCTTTTATTAAAGGTGCAGAATTTATATTAGGGTTAAGTTTGGCTCTTATTTCTGTTCTACTGGGTGATATTTCATCTATAAAAAATATTCTATCGAAATTATTTTGAATTTTTTTTCTGTGAAAATTAACCTTAATTTTATATTGCCCACTATTTAATCCTAATTTTCTTAGAATATTATCAGGATTAAAAGTAATTTCATTAAAATACCCCTTATTGTCATCTATGACATCAGGAATTTCATATTCAGTAAAATCCTTTAATGTAATCAAATGTTGATCATCCATGCTATATACATGAATTTCAATATTGTCTTCTTCCCTACCGAATTTTCTTTTTAAAGGTTTACCTTCTAAAAGTGCCAGATCTTCAGGTCTAATTTGTTCTAATATAGTTTTTTTGATATCCATTAAATGTCAATATCTGTAAATAAAGGTTCAGTACCATCAAAACCTGTAACTTGGGCTTTTCTAACAGTGCCATCTATTATAAAAATAATATCTTCAGCCTTTTTATTTGATACTCCCATAGATTCTAATGCCGCTGTTATCCCAGCACCACCAGCACCCGCAATTGTCGCAGCAGCCCCCGCTGTATAAGCGGCTCCTGCAGCTGCTGAGGCTCCTGCAGTAACTGCTGCAGCACTTCCCGCTAAAGCGGCGCCACCCGTTAATATAGTAGCGGCACCTACTGCAGTTATTGCTCCTATTACTGCTAAGGGTGATAATCCTCCTATTTCTTCAATAGTATCTGCTATCCATTCTTCTGCGGTTCTTAATGTAGATCCACCTCTATGCCTATTAGCTATATCTTGTAGGGCCTCATCTAGTCTCTTCCAGTTTTTACGGGTAACATCATTTTCGGCCATAAATTTAGCATTAGCTCTTAGTGTACTATATTTTATAAGAGGGTTATTATAAGGATCAAGAGTACTAACTCCGCTACTTTCAGCTACTAACCATAAATTTCTATCCGTAGATAGGCTAGTATATGCTAATTGTACTTCATTTCTTCTTAAAGAAGTATTTTCAAGACTACCATCTAAATCATCAACTTCTTGTCTTAATTCTTTAATTCTATCTTCATTATTAGGATTTTTTTCAGAACGAAGAATTCGTATATTTTCGAGACGTTTTTCTATTTGTTCATCTATAAATTCAATTACACTATCTTTAGCATCTAAATCTCTAGCTAAAGATGATAGGTATTCATCTATATCTCCATAAGTTGTCCTGGCAAAATCTATATTTAAGATGGGGTCTGACCAATCTCTATTCCATATCTGGCGTTGTATTTCGGGATCTATAGTAGAGTTGGCTAAATTGAAATTACTATCATTTATAGGTACTCCATCTTCAATCCCATTTATTATAGAAGGAGGTAATTGAATACAAACTTCATTAAAAGGAGTACTAACATTACCACCATTTAATTGGATTAATACTTTTTCAGTATCTCCATCAAATATTTGGCGTTTTTTACCCCTTTCCATTATGTATTTTTCATCTGTAGAAGAATTTTTTATTAGTTTTCCATTTTCAAATAATGGGTGGCTTTCTTCTTCACTAACATCTTTAATTTTATTAAGTTCTTCTTGTAAAGAAGAAATTTGGTTTAATAAATCTTCTATTTCTTGGTCTTTAGGATCGATCCCCTGGTTTAAAATTTCATTAATCCTAGTAAAAATACTATTAAGACTTTGTTTCCCTTCAATAGGGATATCTAAAAATATTCTATCAAAGTCATTAAAAAATTTATCTAAAGATAAGGGTTCTTTACTATTTTTTAATTCAGAAAAAGAAGTATCTATTACTTGCTTATATTGCAAGTTATTATAAAGATCTTTAGATATTTCAATAGTTTGTTTATCCATTACCTAGTTACTTTAAAATAGTAATTATCATCATATATGGCAATACCATCATTGTTATCATGCCTTATAAGGATTTTATAATATCTTTCGGGTTGTAATCCGTTCATATATATTTTAAAATACATACCTTCAGAATCTGCGCTTAATTTTGTATAGTTAGTATCAAAGGGTATAATTACTTCCTTAGAAGAGTAATCTTCTATACTATAATAAGAAGATGTAGTTAGGTAATTAATATCTAAGTAATTTGAAGATGTAGTAAAAGTTCTTGTAGGATATTGTTTTCTAGAACTAATTCTAAATGTTTTTTCTTCACTTTGTTTGTATTCTTTCCTATTATTATTAATGTTTATTTGTAATTTACCACTATTTAATATTGTAGCCCCACTACTTGTTACATAACTTGAATCATCCCATTTAATAGCTAAAGCAGGTGAAAAAATAGTATTAGTATCTAATGAAAAGTATTTTAAAGTACCTTGATCTGTAGAATTATTAAATATGTCGTTTTCTTTTTTTATAATATACCCGTTATTAGGAATTCCATTAGGGTAATTTGACGATAGGTTGGATGATGAATAATGTTTTAGTACAGTATCTGTTATATTAACATTTATATCAAAATCATTTACTAAATTAAATGTTTGATTATATTCAAATCCACTTCCTGTATACCATACACCTCCTCCTTTATCACTACCACTAAAACTACCTGTAGTTCCAGTATTAAAAGATGAAGTAGTCCAAGAGGTTTTATCTGTACCATTGTCACTATATAACCAAGAACACCCATTGCTAGTTATATTATTAAAGTTAGGATTTTCATTATATCTGTTAGTGCCATTAGTCCATGATTGGGAAATAGCATATATTTCTAATGTTTGGGTTTGGGGTATATTTTTGCTAAATTCAGTAGAAAATATTTTTAAATCTGCTGAAATTGATCCGTTAGTTTTATTATTAATAATATCATTTATTTCAGAATCTTTAAATTGGACTAAAAATCTTGAAGGATAATATAGATTATTAGTAATCCCCTTTTCAGAAGTTAATTCTAAATTTTCTACAATACCTGTATTAAGGTCTTGTCTATTAGGATGTGAATATATTGTTGTATCCTTTTCAGGAAATAAAAAATAATATGCCATAATTAATAATTAGTTACTCTACCTTTTATATCAGAGTTAGGATATTTTAATTCAAAAATACTAGTATCAAGAGAGGGATATATAACATTATTTATAGTTGCTGAATCAAAGTCATATGAATACGGTGAATATCCTAAGGATATTCCTGCTTTATTATTAATACTAACATATTCTACGTTTTGAACACCAGGTACTTTACCTATAACGTTATATACCTCATTAATAATAATAGGCTGATTAATTTGCCAGTTATCTATGTCAAAATAATTTTTAAGTGATTGTATACACTCTAAAATTACTTTATTATTATTAAAATCTTTAAAAGCAGTTATTTCAAAATCAACATTAAAATTAATTATAGCTGCATCCTTAATATTAATAGAATCTGTTAACATTCTATATTGTTCCAGATATGTTATTAAATTTTGTCTAGTAGCGGCATTAATAGTAGTAAGTTGTTTATTTTTATTTAATCCTAGCACAAATAAATTTAAACCATTAGGATTTTCTATACGGGCAGATGAATCAGCAGTAATTTGATCATCTTTAATAACATACGCCTTAGATATACTACCTAATCTTTGGGGCATACTTAAAGTTCTTATAATATAATCTTCTTTAGATACGGTTCTTAATTGGGCTGCCATATTAGCAGCAGCATTTAGTCTTATATCTTCTAAAGAATCACCAGGCCCACCCCCAGTAGCAGGGATAGGGTTATTAACTGCTATTGAACTTACTACATCATCTAATGTAGATTGGGTTAAATTTCCTTGATTAGAACTAGTATTAACTACACCTTTTCGAGTTATAATACCAGTGTCTATGTTAGATGAAATTCCACCACCTATTAAATAGGTTATGGTTAAGGTTGTGTTAGAAGGAGGCTCACCATAGGCTTTAGTATAAAGAAAATTAGAAGGATCATATGCAAAATCTATTAAAGATCTTCCATCTCTAACTCCTAAACCAATATTATCTGGGTTAGGAACTATTTCTTCATCAGCGTTTCCACTGATACCAGCACCAAATTGAATTTGTAATATATTGTTAGAAGTATATCTAGTTACAAATCTTTTAGGTACTTTTTTTAACCTTAATAGATAAGGAGTATCATTACCATATTGTTTTAAGTTAGGATTATTAGCTTCAATATTAGGTACCTGTTCGAATATGGTTTCTTGTGCTAAATAAGGAACCTCAGTCCAATTATTACCATCACTATCAACTATGGATTCTATACCTATAATATTAGTGTCATTTAATTCTAAGGTTAGGAATCTTTGTGCATTACCTATTTCAAAAGATTTGGTTTTTAATTCAGCCGAAATAGCTTTTACGGTTTTTTTAAGAAGATAATATTCTGGATTACTACCATTTAACTGGTGAATTGTAACTGAGGTGGGTGATAAAGAAGAACTAGTTTGAAAATTTACATCACCTTCTATTAAAAATGATGTACCATTCCCCCCTGCAGTAGTTAAAAAAGATGAATTTTTATTAATAGTTATAGCATAGTCATAATCTGGGGCATAAGGGGAATTACCCTTAGCAGGAATTTCTATAAATAAATCTAATTCAGTAGTAGAAGGGGATGATATATTAGGTTTATATCCTAAAGTATATGCTAATGCTAAAAGGTTAGTTTTTTCCTGAGCAGTTTCTATAAAGGTTTCCTGAATTTGAGTATCAGTATAAAAGGATAATACATCGCCCACGTAAGCTGCTAATTCTAAGAATATCATACCCGGGTTACTTTCCGAAAAATCATTAAATTGATCAGGAAAATAATTTTTACTAAACTCAATTAAATTTTGTTTTAATTGGTTGTAATTTTTATTAAGATATTTTATATCTTTTTGTGGGGTATTATTTATTTTAGAATAAGCCATTATAATTGTAGGGATATTTGATTAGTATCATTATCTAATAATATGGTATAACTTAAGTTAATTAATAAATTATTATTATCTTTAATAGGTGATACTTTTAGATTATTTAATCTTATTTGGGGTATATGTACCCCAATTTTTTGGTTAATATATTGTTTAAGCCTAGAAATTTTACTATTAAAATCATCAGTACTTTGTTCAAATAAATAATCTCTTAATCCTACACCATAAGTAGGTTCATGAAAACGTTCCCCGGGAGATGTTAAAAGTAAGTTAATTAAATTAGATTTAATTTGATCTTTAGTAGTATAATTAAAATCAAAAATATTTTTTTTATTAAATGGAACTTTTACCCCTAAAGCCTTACGTGTATTAAGGTCTAGGGGATCTATTCTATATCCTGTTTTTTTAATAATAGCCATTAGGGTCTATAGTCTTTTTTCTTTTCTATCGCGTCCATAACGGGTCTGTAATCTTTATTTATAAATTGAGTTACAGGATCATTAGCAGCCATTTTATCTTCCCAAGAAGGGGTAGTTGCAGTTTCTTGGAGTAAAGAGTCTAAAGTATTATCTCCTGTGTTAAAATTAGGAGGAGGAGCTACCTGTTCTCTTAATTTGTTTCTAAATTCTTCTACATTTCCCCTATTATTAATAGGTTTAGTAGGGGAAGATAAAAGTTCTTCTTTTAAAAAGGAAATTTCTCTACGTAAAGCAGAATCTATCTCTTCACGCACAACTGTTCTAATAAATTTTTCAAATTGTTTAGCTTTCATAATTATTAGTTTTTAATAAATATATTAATTTTTAGTTATTTGATATCCAGTGTTACCATTTTCACGAAGATATTCAATAAATTTAGGTTTTGAAGATATTTCTAAATTATCTATTACTCTTTCTATATCAAAATTAGAAATAATATTAAAAGTAGGTGTACCATCAGAAGTAACAACAAGATTAGGATCATTATTTACATTAGATTGAGCTAATACTTGAAGAAGTAAAAGATCAATATCTCTACACCTTGCGGCCAAAATTACACCTAATTCTGATAATTTATTAGATACTGGTATTAAAATTTCATCTACTTCTTCAGCTACTACTATCAAAGGACCAGCAACACTATTAAATACTTTTTGTAGTGCTAATATTTCTTCTAATTTGGCTAATACCCTATCAATAATTTCTTTTTGTTTTATTATAAGAGCACCTGAAACATTACCCCCGGCAACCGGAACTGATACTTGTAAAGCTATAATTCCTCTAGCTAACCTTACGATATTTCTAATAAAAGGGACTGTTTGGGATAATGTATTTATAAGTGAGTATAGGTTATTTAATCTAGTTCTAATTAGGTTAGTTGTATTTAATATATTTTGAACATCCCCTTGGTATTTAAATAGTTGTGATTCTAACTTATGACAGTCCCTTTTAATTTTTATAAATTTATTTTGGAGACTTAAAAGTTCAGCTTCGGTTTCAATGGTTGAAGATAATATAGCACCAACAACCCCCATTCTAGGGATATTTGTAGTAATTTGTCCATCAACAAAAGGTACTATTTCTGAAAAATAATAAGTTTTATTTCTAATCTCATTAGTTTTTCTAACCATAGACGATATAGTAGTTTTAAATGATTCAGTCATTTTATGTAAACATTATTACTTTTAATTGTCTTAATCCGTGCCTTTAAAGTATTTAATTCACTTATAAGAGGTGATATTAATGCCGGGTTTGAAGGGCTGGGAACTGTTGGTGCCCCAGGTACAGTAGTTAACCCATTTAACAATGGTAAAACTGCTGTGTATAGAGTATTAAGGTGGTTTAATAACCCTTCTAGTAAATCTTCTAATTCTTTGCCCTTTACTGCAGGGTTATTAGCTAATCCAGGATTACTGTCTTTTATAATACCTAAATGAATTTTAGCACTGTTTACTGCAAATTTACCATTATTAAGATCATCAGTATTAAAATGAAAATCCTTATTAGTACTAAAAACTACATGACCATTAGAAGTAAGCAAGGAATCCTCCCTACTATTAAATAATAACCTATCTGAAGTAATTATTACTTGTTTTCCTTGATATTGATTAGGAGATACCATTATACTATATTCCAATTAGGTTCATTAGGTCCAAATACATCGTTCCAATTATTCTTATCACTACCATAAGTATATGGTAATACAGCTGTTGGACCATTTTTAGCCTGACTTGGGGAATACTTAAAATGCCAAGATTCAGATGCTACAACTCTTATAAATCCATATTTCCATCCATTAAAACATAACCAATCAAATTTAGAATTATTCCCACCACCTGTTTGAAAATCTATTGCGGTAGAAGCTCCATGACCTGAGGTATACGAGGGTGCTGTTAAAGGAGAGAAGTGTGTTTTTTGAGGACTTAACGTATAAGTATCCCCTATATTATATGATATGTCATTAAGAGTAAAGGGAGATGTGACTGTTGTTCTATATAACCATGGTTCAGCTAATTTTCCTTTAAATTTATTTTTTAAATTTTGTACTCTCAAATCTTTTTGGCTTGTACCTACAATTTTCCCATCTTTATCTATTATATTATTAATAGGAGGTCTAAATCCACTATTAACTGTAAGAGTAACCCCCTCTGTTTCAGCGGCTAATAACATTTCCATAAGGGGATTAATAAGTAAATCAGTAACAAATCTAAGACCATTTCTTTGGGTAAATCTTTGAGGTATAGCATATACTTCTCTTAATCCCCTAGAATTATCTTCATATAATCCCGGGTATTTAGTTAATTCTTCTGGACCTGTATATTCTTCAGGAGAACCAATATCGTCTCTATCATTGGATTGGTCATCGGGTCCTGTTTCGTTTTCAATAGAAGTTTCATTATACCCAATACTGTTAGTATTAGGGATTTCGCTTAACCCATATGATTTAATAGTATTATTTGCGCTTTCTAATTCATTAAAATTAGCATTTAGACTTTTAAAATTATTGGTAGATAAAGAAATATTAGATATATTTTGATTTGAGGTTAGATATATTGAACTTGCATCATTATTTATATCTTCTACAATTATATCGCCATTATTAGTTTGACCATTAGATATAATAGTAATGGGTTCTCCTTCGCTATCATTTTCAGACCAAGCATTTTTTCCACGAGGATTAGATGACCCAAATCTAATACTATTACCAAATCGGCCTTCTAAAATCATATCTCCCTCAAAAGGAACCATATTTTTTGTATTAGATACTTTATCTTCGTTTATATATTGTCCTAAATCAATTTGTGTTTCTTCCTGCTGGATATTAATATTATTAATACTATTAATATATTGATTAACTTTTTTGCCTTTAGTTTTAGTATCACTATCTAATGGTAAAGGATTATATCCACTACTATTCCAAATATTTACAGGGGGAAAGTAATAATATTCTGCATTAGAAGTAAAGCCCTGGGTTTGTTCATAATGGTTTTTATTAGGAGCTAATATTAAACTTATAATTTCATTTTTTATAGGAAAATAAGAAAACGAATTAAAATAAGGTTTAGCTATATTAAGAGTTAATGGGTCTATTTCTTTTTTCCCCTCTTTTAATGCAAGAGACCCCCAAAAAACACATCCTATGTAAGACGAATCAAACCCATTTAATTTTTTAGAAAAAAATGGATGTTTATCATCTAATATAATATCAAAAACCCTTCCTATAAAAATAGAAGGAGTATTGGGAGAAGTAACAGTTCCATTAAAAGATTGTCCTTTAAGACTTTGTAGTTGGTTTCTTGCCATCAGTTGCTACTTCTTCTGCTATTTGTTGAAGTTGTTTAAGTTCTTCATCTGTTAGTAATGAATCACCCCCACTAGAACCATTATTGTTTTGCATTCTTTGAATGACCGCCATCATCTTTATAAGATGTTCATCATTTTTAACACTTACTTCTAAATATTCTTTAATAAGAGGAACTACTACTGGGGCATCTCCTATATTTTGTATTAAGGGTTTTAACTCAGCAATTAAAGAATTTATTTGTTTATCTTTTTTCTTACTATTATCGTATATTTCCTTAAATACATCAGATGATGTTTTTCCATTAAATAATAATATATCAAGTGGGTTACTCATAATAATAAATATATGAGTTATAGAACTATTGGTTTTCCAGATTCCCACTGTCCATAGGCCTTAATATAATATTTTTTAAGGACCTTAGTTACTTTAGTAATAGCAGGTGTATCACATCCCGTAATCTCACGAATATAAATATAAAGTGCTTTTTTGTTAAATATTTCTAAAGATTCTCTTTTTTTAAAAAGAGTTAAGACCGCATCAGCTACTTTTAAATCATCCTGTTTATTAAAAAAAACATGCAATTTACGATCAACTTTATCTATAAAAAGGTCTAAAAATTCTACTTTTTCTTTTAGCCTTTCTTTATTTTCCATAGTGTTTAATACACCATTATCAGTATCAGCTTCTAGTAAATCTACTTTAGCTTTCTTTTTAGCATAATTCTTATTATTATATAATATAAGATAATTTTTTCCTACTATACTAAAATAAGAAAAAGCTTTTCCTTTCCCAACTTTAAAATAATGTAATTTTTCTAACAGAAATGTTACAACTTCATGTTTTAAATCCTCTAAGTCTTCAACCTCAGTATAATAAAACTTAAAAGTATGAATAAGATTTTCAGCTAATTTATAAAAGGAATAATGGATCCTTGAATTGTAGATTTTATTTCTTTCACTTTGATCTTCACTAGCTAAATATTCTACAATTGCTAGTTCGGTATCCTCTGTAAAATACAGTCTTTTGCTTTTTTTTCGGGGCATGTAAGTTAGCGAAGGCGAAATTCATTTAGTGCCTCCTGTATATTCCCAAGTTCGGTAAAAAACCAACCTACCTCATCATCAGCAATAAATGATCCTTTATCATCTATTTGCTTTAATCTTTTATCACAATAATCAATAGCTTCGCTTTGTTTTGATATAAAGTCCTCTAATATTTCGTTTTTCTTTACGAGATTACGAAGTGCAAAGCCAGCTACTATTAAAAGTGCTACTAATATTCCTATTATAATTTCCATTAGTCTGTGAAGAATGAATCAATGATTGATTTTGTTTTTTCGTTGAAATTGGGGTTATTTTCAGTATTAATTGCTTTAGCTTTCCTTATACTTTTATCAGCTTTGGAAGCATTTGCAGGTTTAGACGGTTGTTGTATGACCGAATTTCCAGAACTCCACATTTGATATTCAATTTCTTGAGCTGTTTGAATAGCTTGATGAATTAATAATGGGAGGTGGCTTCTAAATTTAGTTTCTTTCTGTCCACTGTAAAAATAAAACTTATTACTTTCATCAAATAAACCCTCTTGATTACGAATAGCTAGATATTCATTATGTGAAATTTTAATACCAGCATCCTGTAGTAGATACATAGTGCGGTCATAAATTTTCATAGCTGGTACATTTTCATTGAATTTATATACCATACCTAAATTCTTAACATGCCAGTCAGAATCATTTTTAGTAAAATATTCATTATCCCAATCACCTAATTTACCTAATTGACAGAATAAAGATACAAAATTAAGTTCTTCTTCTGTGTAAGACTCATTAGCCTCATGAAACATATATAATTTATGTAGTTGGTTAGCTATTTTATTTACGCGTAAAACATGATCTAAATAACCACCAGGGAATGCGTTATTAAACCAATCCTTAGTAGACGCAGGAGCAAACATCATTCGTTCCTTTAGACAGTCAGTAAGGGTTTTTAATTTTTTAAGACGTTCGTCCTTAAAATTTGCTTCTAAAACCTTATTAAAAGATTCAAAATTAGCTTTAATTTGATCTGCTCCTATCATTCTAAGAATCCTACTTGTGGGTTATGATTTGAAGGTTGAATTGAAATTATATTTTGCAACTCTTCATATAGTTCTTTTAAATCATTTTCCATAAAATGAAGTGCTTTTGCATTTTCTCCACGTTTTACTAAACTGTGTACACGAGCTAATCCTTGATCTAAACGGTCTAATGCCGTTTGTAATTGTTGTTTATAAGCCATATTAAATATTTTTAATGAATATACGAACCATTTTACCGTTTTCCAAATTTTTCATAATAAGAATTACACACTCTTAATCTTTCTTTAAAATGGGTTTTACTTTGTGCTTCAGGGTTATGGGCTAAAAAATCACTACTTAAAATATTAAGTGAATCAAGGAATTCTAATGTTTCACCAACATAGTGCAATTCCCTTCTATTTTCTAAGGGAATTGTGTTTTTTAAGTGAATTAATTTTTGCTTAATAGAATCACGCCACACATCGAACTGTGCGTCTGTATCTATACTATCGAAAAAACTGTTTAATGACATAATATGCGACTGTGCGATCCGTTGCGACCCTTACCCTTACCCCCCACAGTAAGGGAAGATACATAAAGAAAGATGAAAAGCCAAATTAAATTGTATTGAGAGATGGATATAGGTTATCTACAGCAGGAGATGATGTTGTTATCATCTGATTAGTATCTATAAGTTTTTCTATATCATCTGCACTAAATAAGCGATACCTAGAATTAGCAGGCGCAAATGTTTTTTCCCCCTCTTTATTTTTCTTAATAGAAGTATTTACAAATATAAAGTGATCAACATTTTCTGCTTTAGTATAATGGGTATAATATAATTTAATTAAAGCTTTTTTAACTTTCTCTCCATTTTTTAAATCTTCTTCAGATAATTCATCAACTACTTTATCGATTATATCACTTTTCCCATAAACAGCATTAGCAAATTCCTTAATACCATCTCTTAATTTTGGGATATCAGTAGGTGGGTCAACTTCATCTGCTAGGTTTTTAATTAAACTAGAAAGATTTCTATCACTTTTATCGTATTCTTGTGCTAATTGACCTAAAATAGAATTTTTAAATCCTTGCCATGGGGTACCTCTTCCCCCTAATCTAGCAGAAGATCCTTTCACTTCTAGATATTTTCCGTTCCATGTTAAATCACCTTTCCCTACTACTCTCATTTTAACATCACCAAAAAACATAGATAAGAATATCTCTGCTTTACCAACACCTCTTCCTTCTTCTTGGCCTTTTATATGGAGTAATTTTTGTATTACTAAATCTGTAAGCCCAGATGCTTTTTTAACTTCATCAAATAAATTACCTCTCTCGGGCAAATTAGAGAGTTTAAGTGGATTTTTTATATACTCTGAAAATTTATCTACTTGTTCTTCAGATTGTAATACTTGAAATACCTTTTCGTTAGCGGCAGTTTCGTCTTTACCAAAAGTATTTCCATCAATATTTTTAGTACCTAAATACTCATCAATATTTTCTTGGAATGGCCTGCTATTAAGATATCTAGTTAAAAATTCTATATGATTATCCTTTAATACCCCTTCCTTAGCCATTTTTTGAATTAACTGAACTACTGAGGCAGATGATCTTTTTGAAGGTTTTTCTTGTTCTGTAATAATTTGTTCTTGAAACTCGGGCAGTGAAATTTCCCATTCATTAAGGATATCCTTAAGAACCTTAAGATCAGAGGGGCTATCCATATCTGGATAGCCCTTCTCACATCTATACGCCCATTCTGACAATAAAGCGTCTATATTGACCATTGAAATTATTTTTTAATATTAGCAAGTTTTTTAAGGCGGGCTGCTCCTTCAAATCCTTCTTTTAAAGAAGCTTTTTCACGTGTACCTTGTACATCTTTTGCTTTAGGAACAACACGATTAGCATTATCACCTCTGAAGAATGTATGGTTATCAACGGCTTCATCAAGATCTTCTTCTGGCTCCTCATCAGCAGCTTCATCATCTACAGGAGCTTCCTCGTCACCCATATCCATATCCATATCATCCCCACCTTCGGGTTCAACCTGTGGCTTAATCATATCATAAATTTGACGGAGTAAATCCATGGCTTCTTCACCAGTGTCAATAGCAGGTTCATCAGTAGTTACCTCAATATCATCACCCCCTTCGGTATCATCATCACCCTCAGCTTCAAGAAAAGCATCAAGCTCTTCTTTAATAAGTTTGTTTAATTCTTCAATAGTCATTTTATTTTATTTTTTAAAAAGTTCGTTAATCTTATTTCTAACCTCAGCTCTAATATTTTCTTTAAGCTTAATTTCTTTCATTTTATCTTCAGTAAAGGTTTCACCTACTTCTTTCATTGAATGGCCTTCTAATTCTTTTAAGAAAGTTTTAAAAGAAGGTTTTCTATCCATATTACGAGTAGTTGCTTCATAATGTTCCATATAAGAATAATAAGCAGGAACATCTTTTAAATTTTTAAGAACAGTTTCAGTAGCCTTTTCTCTTTGATCAGATTCAGACTCCCTAAGAGAAGTACCCATTTTTTCTAACTCACAATACATTCCTTTTTTAAATTCATAGGGATTTACTGATTCAAATTCCATATCTACACCCTTATAAGACTCAGAAGCCTTAGCACGTTTTTTAGGGCTTCTTTTATACCCATAAAAATTATCATTATTTTCAGTCAGTTTGTTAGCCATCTGTTGGTTATTTTGTTATAAATATAGAAAAATTACAAAGGCTCATGCTTAAAGTTTTTAATAATAAAATCTGAGTAATTTTCTTTGGTTACATCTACTTCTTTAGTTACATGATTATTAATGATAACATTCATTGAATGTCCTTTGAAATATTGTAATAAATCTTTAGGTAAAGATCTTACAGCCTTTCCATTATAGAAAATAGTAATTTCATCTTCTAAGTACTTAAGACCATATTTAATAAAATTAGTAGCGGGGTTTTTAAAACCAAAAAAATGTGTTTTTGCTTTAACATTGGCATTTTTACTAGTTTTAATATCTTTATAATGAAAATTCGAGTTTAAATTATAAAATCCAAAGGGGTTAAAACGATTAAATTTTAAATATCCTTTACGATTATCAGTATAACCTTCAAAAACATCTATTTCTGGAGGCCATCCTTCCCAACTCCACATCCAGAATGCGGGCCATAAATTTTCTCCTAAAGGTAATTTAGCTTCTATTTCATAATAACCATACCCAAATTTTTCTTTAGATGAAATTAAACCTACTCCTATAGGAGATTCAATAACGGTTTGTTGATCACCCTGTCTGATTTTAAATTTTTTGGGCTCTTTTTTAGTTAAAAGATGTAAATATTTATAGTTATCTATAAAAACACAACTGGGATTATAATAACAATAAAGCTTATCAGCATGGACATTACCCCACCTTTCTCTAGTTATCCACTCGTAACCTGACCAATTAATAGTTTTATGCATAATACATTAGTTATATACATACGTATATTATCTTTTTCCCCCATGATATTCAACAGCATGTCCTTCTTTAATTAATTGTTGATTAACATTAATTAATGTTATACCATCACTACCATTTAGGGGGGAAATTGAATCAACTAAAACCGTAGCTATAGCCCTCCCAAACTTTCCTACACCCGAAACTTTTAATACACACTTATTATTATTACATTCTAGGATTTCTACTAATCTATCTTTAGCGGCAAGGCCTAATTTTTTTTCTTCTAAATCTCTTGTTCTCGATTCAGGGGTATTAATACCCGCCATTCGAACTCTTATTTTTTTCCAGGTTTTAAAACCTAAATCAATAGTACAATCGATAGTATCACCATCAACTACTTTATCTACTATTGCTTTGTATTCATACATTATTTAGCAAATTTTTCTAGCCCCGCTATACCAAAGCTACCCAGTGTTATAATAACAAATGAATTATAAATATAATCATTAATTATTAAATCTTTACCTATATATCCTGTGGTTAAATCCGCTATAGCAAATAAAACCATAATAGCAAATGCTGCAAAGCCAACTACTGATTTTTCGTTAATGTCGTTTTCGTCTTTAAAAATATCTTTAAATGCCATGATTGTGTTGTTTTAAATTATTCTATAATTAAAACCGACTGAAAAATCATGCCACGATCTATTCCAGTATTTATGGTATTTTCCTTGGGAAAATAATCCTAATTGTTTATTTACTTGCCACCCTAAAATCAAACCGCCTGTGTAGTCAAACCAAGTATTACCATCAACAAAGTTGGTATATGAGTATTCGTTTTTAGCACTTACATGGAGAGGTAATACACTTGCCCAAGAGTGGAGCCAAAATGATTTAGTATAGTGATAATAATCATATCCTAATACTAATGAATGATTCCATTGATAGGGTAACAAAGCTCTTTCTTGATCAACATATTCATTTAATACGTTAGGAAGAGTAACAGCATTCCATACTATATTATTTTCGGCCACTATATCTCCACTTGGGTTAATCCATTCTCCTTCAAAATTAGTACCATAACCTTGTTCAATAGCTATGTTTGTAAAATCAGCTCCCGCTAATTCAGATAAGGGATCAAATCCATAGGGTTCAGAAAAACGTTGAACTAAACCAATGTTTAGAGAAAATTCTTTAGCTATATTATATCTATAGCGTTGTGAAGCTTCAAAATATCTTAGATCAGCAAAGCCATCTTGCACATACTCTACTTTTAAAATCCAATGATCATGAACATATCTTAAAAAGTGCTGTTGATCAACAAATTTACTTCCTTGTTGTCTTTTATAATCAAATTCAAATAAATATTCTAAGCCTTCTACATTACCTACTGTAGCAGCATCTGAAACTGATGTTTCAGTACCATTGTAGAATACATTTTTTCTATTTTCATAATCCAAACGAGCTATTTTTCTAACACCAAAAGCTAGGGTATAATCAAAAGGGGTAGACTCAATGTTTTCTTCTAAAATACCAGTGGCAGGATTTATAGAGTAAATACTAATATCTGCTAATGAATTATTACCCGTTACAGCGGTATAAAAAGTAGCAAATTTGAGTTGTTTTTTACCCCAATCTTTAAGTTGTTGGGCTTGTACTAAAAGAGGTACACAACATAATAAAGTGATTAAAAGCTTTTTCATTGTTTAACAATTTTTTTAGTAAACATAAGATCATTATAAGTTAGGATTAAATTATAAATACCTGCCTCAAATTGACTTAAATCTAATTGATTTACGTTA